ATGCGCTACTTTGTGGGACAGGGCTGGAGCCCCGCGCAGGCTGCTGGCATCGTGGCCAACCTGCGGCAGGAAAGCGGGCTGAACGAAAAAGCCGTCGGCGATGGTGGCCGTGCCAGTGGCATTGCCCAGTGGCACCCTGACCGTCAGGCAGCCATCGAGAAACATTTTGGTACCGCCCTTGATCGCATGTCCTATGCCCAGCAGCTGCAGGCCGTGGATTACGAGCTGCGGCAGGGTGCCGAACGCGTGGCAGGCCAGCATATCGCCATGCAGGATAGCGGACGTGAAGCAGGCGCCGCTGCATCTCTGTATTACGAAAGGCCGGCAGATCGGGCAGGCGAAGCCTATCGCAGGGGTGCTCTGGCACAGTCCATCCAGACAGATTTCATGCGCTCTTCGACGGCATCGGGTCCGCCCATGCAGGTCTCCTCCCTGTCTGGCTCGCCATCGTCCGGCTCATCGACCATGGCAGGCAGCCGCGCGCAGGATACGGTGCACCGCGTCGAGGTTTCGGTAGCCCCTGGCACCCGCGCCAAGATGACCGACCCGTCCGGCAATACCCGTGTCGTACGCAACAATGTCACCGGAACTGCACCGTGATCCTTGAAGAACTGCTCCTGTCATGGCTGGAACAGCTCCAGCCGGCATCATGGCGTGGCGTCCCGTTTGCGGTTGAGCGCTCCGAAACCCGGATGGGACGCCGCACCACAGTCCATGAATACCCCTACCGCAATGAGGTCTGGGTCGAAGACCTTGGTCGGGGTGTACGGGGCTATTCGTTCTATGGCTTTGTCGTTGGCGATGACTGCTACCAGCAGGAGCAGGCGCTGCTCGCGGCAGCCGAACAGCCCGGCCCTGGCATCCTGTACCATCCAACCCTGGGGTCACGGACAGTCTGCCTGGTCGGCCCGATTACAACCGAGCAGCGTGTTGACCGGGGTCGGGCCGTCGGACTGCGCATGGAGTTCATCGAAAGCGCGGACCCCGTCTACCCTTCAGGATCCACGAATACCCAGTCTGCGGTTACCGCCGCCGCAGCGGGTGCGACATCGGCCATTACGTCCGATTTCCTGTCAGGCGTTGGCCCGGCCCTTACCGAAGGTGTCGACGTGGTTACTGCCGGCGTAGCGGCTTCAGGTTCCATGTCCGGGGAAGTAGCAGCACTGGGATCTGATCCGGGACTGGTCCTGTCGGCCGTGACCGGCCTGTCTGGCAATTACGGCCGGTATGCCAATGGCAACCGCACGACCCTCCTGAGCGGTGTCACCACGCCTGAGCAGGCGATCGGCCGCGTCATCACGGCGCGCACAGGCATCACCAATGCCGGTGCACTCACAACCCAACTGGCCGGAAATCTGTGACCACTGCAACTGACAATGGATACTGCGCCTCGGTTCAGGCACTGACCGAAGCCTTGCGCGCCGCCTGCGCAGATCCGGCGGATGCCATCCGCCTGCTGCTTTCCCTCACGACCTGGACGCCGACAGCACAGCCATCAACAGCCCCCGTCGGCGCAGCCATCGCTACGCTGGTCAGCGCCATGGGGCAGACACTCCGGCGCTGTGCCCTCGTATCGCTTGCCAATGCCTGTGCCGAATACGAGCCGTCCTCCTACGACGATGCGCTGACCGTCCGCGCGCAGGTTGCCCAGGCATTCGATACCGAGATCCTTGCCGCAGCAGACGCCTATCAGGATGCGACTTACCAGGCACTGCGTGCCCTGCGCACCGCTGTCATCATCGACATCACCACGCGCGGCGCACAACTGGCGGCGCTGGTCACCGTCACCACCCCTGCCCCCGATAGTGTCCTGCCCATGGCCTACCGGCTTTACGGAGATGCCACGCGGGCAGACGACCTGATCGGCAGGGCAGACCCCGTCCATCCCAGCTTCATGCCCACGAGTTTCGAGGCGCTCCAGTCATGACCACAACCGTCATGCACGCCACGGCGCGCAGGCGGCATCACGATCCCAACCAGCTACGTCTGCTTGTAAACGGCCGTTCTTATTCTGGCTGGCTCGAGCAGCGCGTCAGCTGTGGCGTGGAACGTATGCCACGCGATTTCGAGGTGACAGCGACCGATCGCTCTCCCCTGACGCCATCCAGCATCACGGTCGAACCAGGTGCCGAGATGCGTATCCTGCTGGGAGATGATCCCGTCATCACCGGCTATGTGGATCGCGTCCGCCCAAAAATCTCGAGCGGCGCGCATACGCTGGTCATCTCGGGGCGTGGCTGTGGGCAGGATCTGGTCGACTGCTCCGCCATCCTGCCCGGCATGGCCATTGGCGGATCGGAACTGCAGGCCGATGGCATCATCCGCCCACTGGCCGCAAAATTCGGCATTGATGTCACGGTGCAGGGCGACATTTCCCTCGCAGGCGCAGTCCCGCAGTTCAACATCAATCTGGGCGAGACCCCGTGGGACATCATCGATCGTGTGACCCGCTGGGCCGGGATCCTGTGCTACGAGGGCGCTGACGGCAATCTGGTCCTATCCCGGGTCGGGCAGAACGCCATGGCGTCCGGCGTGGTGGAAGGGGTCAACCTTCAGGACGCCGACGCGACCTTTTCCATGGACGGGCGCTTCTCCGATTACTTCGCCTTCGTGCAATCGGTCGATCAGTTCTCGCAGATCGGTACGCAGGGCGATGTCGGGCACGTCCAGGACATGACTGTTCCCCGTTACCGTCCCCGCGCGATCATTTCCGAGCAGACCCAGAACGGCCAGCCCATTGCCATGCAGCGCCTGAACTGGGAGAAGGCCCGCCGCATTGGCCAGTCGCAGGCTGTAGAGGTCATCGTGGACAGCTGGCGCGACAGCGCCGGCACGCTATGGACCCCGAATTATCGCCTGCCCGTCCACATTCCATCCCTCAAGATCGTCAACCAGACGCTTGTGATCGGGGATGTGGAATTTTCGCGCGGTGAGGACGGCACGCATGCCCACATGATCCTGATGCCACCTGAAGCCTACGAGCCCGAGCCCAACGTCCTGCAGGCCATCGACTGGCAGGTCGCAGCCGCCCTGCCCGGTGGGGCGGGCAAGGAGAGCTGATGTCCCACTCCTACGCTGACCGGCTGTTCCGGCGCCTGCAGGGGCTGTTCCAGATTGGGCGGATATCCACGCCTCCCGACGACACCGGATCCGTCCAGACCGGGCAGGTCACCCTCAATGGCACAGCCATCCGCGATGGCGTGCCGATCGTGCAGGACTATGGATTTTCGGCCGTGCTGCCGGTCGGCAGCCAGGCCGTTGTCCTCAACGTGTCGGGGGATGCCTCGAATGGGGTCGTGATCCGCTCGATCCATCAGGCATCCCGTCCGAAAGGGCTCAAGAACGGGCAGGTCTGCCTGTTCGATATGGCAGGCAACCAGGTGCTCCTGACCAATGGCAGCGGCATCACCGTCACCCCCCAGTCAGGCCAGCCCATCACCCTGAACGGAAAAACGGTCATCAATGGCCCGCTGGACGTGTCGGATGACGCGACCATCGGGGGCATCGGCTTCCTCGAGCATCTCCATGGCGGGGTGCAGAGCGGCGGAAGCACTACGGAAAAACCCCAATCCTAGAGGTCGCATGGTTTCGGTCACGGAGACCACCAACAGCGGCGGCGATATCGAGATCGTATGGGACACAGCCAACGGGCGCGGCGACTGGGCCATCGAAAATGGTTCCATCGCCCGCACCCCATCGGGCATGGACATGCTCAAGAACATGGTCCTGATCTGCCTGTTCACGGATCGGGTCGCCCCGCCTGACTATACGGGAACCGACCGACGTGGCTGGTGGGCGGATACCTACCGCGCGCAGCCCATCGGTTCCCTGCTGTGGACCCTGAACCGGTCCAAGATCGCCAGTCGTGCCCAGCTGCTGCAGCGCATCCGCGCCATCGCCACCGATGCCCTGCAGCCCCTGCAGACCGCGGGCTACGTCAAATCCATCAACATCCGTGTCGGGCTGGCAACCAGCGATACAGCCGCCATTGCTGTGTCCCTGACCCGACCGGATGGCTCTACCAGCCAGTATTCATGGCTGTGGCAGGTGCCCTGATATGCCCTATGCACGCCCGACACTGACCCAGCTCATCGACCGTGCCCAGCAGGATGTGCAGGACGGGGGGCTCCAGTCCGCTGATCCCCTGCTGGATCCCTCTGTCCTCCTGATCCTCAGCTATGCCATCGCGGCCGTGTCCTACGAGCATTACGGCTATCAGGACTATATCGCCCGGCAGTCCACCCCTTCAGGCGCCACAGGCGAATACGCAATGCTCTGGGGGGCGCTGAAAGGCATATTCCGCAAGGATGCGACTGCCGCTATCGTAGCGCTCTCCTTCACCGGCGTTGCCGGCACTGACCTGCCAGCCGGGACGGTGGTGACCACGGATGGCAATCTTTCGTTTGCCACTACGGCCGACGCCAAGGTCGATGCCACCGGCACCCTGACCGTACAGGCCACAGCCCAGGGCACCGGATCCGGCTATAATCTGGCAGCCGGCACCACAATCGGGATCGCCACCCCGATTGATGGCATCAACAGTTCCGGCACGGTTTCCGCCATTGTCACATCCGGGGCTGATCAGGAAACGGAAGATGCCTTTAAAAGCCGCTACCTGACCCGCTATGCCAGCCCTGCGCAGGGCGGCTCCGAGGCCGACTATGTCAGCTGGGCGCTTGATGTGCCCGGCGTGACCCGCGCCTGGTGCGGATCGCCTGGCCTGTTCGGTGACGCCACGGTGCCCGTCTATGTGATGATGGACGACACCAACGCGGCCAATGGGGGCTTCCCGCTCGGCACGAACGGCACGTCCTCCACGGATACGCGCTATACGCCCGCCACGCAGGATCTGCTGACCGTGGCCAATGCCATCCAGTCGGAAAAGCCGGTCACCGATATCGTGATCGCCGTGGCGCCCCAGCCTTACCCGATCGAGATCACCCTGACGGGGCTGGGCAGCATTGATGATGCCATGAAGGCCTCGATCGAGGCCGCGCTGGCTGATCTGTTCCTGCGTATCGGATCGCCCTTCGGCACCACCGTGCAGGGCTCCCAGATTGCAGGTGCCCTCAATGCAATCCCGGATATCCCGGCATTCAGTGTGCTGGCCCCTGTCGGCAGCATCACAGTGCCTGTCGGCTATCTCCCAACCGCAGCAGAGCCGACCTATCAATGACCTACTCGGCTGATGACTTTCTGGCAGCCTTCCAGCGGCATCTGCCTACAGGGCCGATCTGGTCACGCGATCCCGGCTCCAATCAGGCGGCTGCAATGCGGTGCCTCATGCCCACGCTGGCACGCCTGGCCCAGCGTGATGCCAACCTGCTGATCGATGCCTTCCCCGCCACGACGGTCGAACTGCTGCCGGAATGGCAGGCCTCCCTCGGCCTGCCTGATGCCTGTGCCGGCACCGATCCCACGATCGAGCAGCAGCGCGCGCAGGTTGTCGCGCGCCTGACAGATGGCGGCGGGGCATCGACCGCCTACTTCATCGAGTTCGCAGCCAACCTTGGTTACGACATCACCATAACGGAATTTGCCCCGGCCCGGGCTGACTTCCTGTGTGCGGATGAGCCCGTCTATGACCCGTTCTGGGCCTATATGTGGCGGGTCAACGCCCCTGCCGTCACGGTCGATTACTTCTCGGCCGACGTCTCCTTTGCCGATGAGCCCCTGGCCGAATGGGGCAACGCCGTTCTGGAATGCGAAATCCAGTCGCGCAAACCGGCACGGACCACCGTTTTCTTTGCCTACGGATAACCCATTACATGGTCTATCAGATCGACGACACCACGGCTGTGGCCAGCCAGCCAGCGCTGCCGACGGACAGCATCGGTACGCCCGGCTTTTTCACCGGCGGCTCCACCAGCGGCGGCGCACCCACGCGCGTGCGCTACTGGTGGCTGAACATGGTGCAGCAGGAATTGCTCAATATTGCCCTGGCCGCCGGCCTGACGGCCGACAAGACGGACAACACCCAGTGCATCACGGCCATCAAGGCCCTGGCCAAACAGGCCGCCTCGGGCGCCGTGCTCGGCTCCCCCGGCGTGCTGGCCACGGGTGATGTGGCGGGCAGCGTGCTCTACTATTCCGCAGCCCTGGCCGCGCCTGCGTTCACCTACGGCAGCACGACCGTGGGGCTGGCCACCACCACGGCCCTCACTTCAGCGCTGGGTAACTACCTGCCGCTGACAGGAGGCATTCTGAGCGGTGACCTGCATCGGTCGGGTGACGCTGGCACAAATCGACAGATTTTTCTGGATACAGCAGGCAAAGCCCGTTGGGCATTTGGCGCTGATGCCGCCAATGAGAGCGGGGACAATGTCGGATCGGATTTTTTTCTCTCCCGTTTCGATGATGCCGGCGATTTCATCGATACACCTGTTACGGCAGAGCGCTCCACAGGTGTCTGGGCGTTCAAGTATTCACCCCGGGTTCCTGACGTGGTGGACTTCACCACGCAGGGCGCGCTGGGTGCGCGGGTGGCTGAAGCGCGGTATGTCCGCTCCGTGCCCGCTGCCAGCTCCGGCAATATCCAGATTGCCGATATTGAGTTTGACGCATCCGGGAACGTGCTGGTTACGGATGCGGCCGGGAACGTCTCAACGTTCTACAAACAGAATATCACGATAGGGACACTGAACGGACTGCCGTGTTTCGCCTACACGATTGGCGGCAATCTACTTGTGCAGGAGTTTTACACCGGCGATCTAGATACGATTGACGGTTCGGTGACGGTGCTGTTCCCCACCGCTTTTGTGGATATTCCTGCTGTCACCACATCGCTCACATCCCTATCAAATCAGGGCCATGTTTCGTTGGCCAATATGAATTATGACGCCAATGACACTCCGACAGTCACGGCAGAGGGCATCAAAATATTGGCTGAATCTGTTTACAACGGCTCTTCATGCACATGCTCGCTTTTTGTTAGAGCAATAGGGAGGATTGGTTGATGAGCAGCTGGGAAAACCTGTATCCGAACCGGTATTATGTGGCGTACGACAAGACCGCTGCCCAGCCTACGCCTGTCACGGCCCGATACGATATGTCTGTATATGGAAGCCTGGCGGGTCTTCCTGCCGCCGCCGACCTGCTCGCTCTCACGCCGGAGCAATGGGCCGCTCTTCCGACGCACGGGATCGGCGTGCAGAACGGGGCGATTATCGATTACACCCCACCCGCGCCACCTGTCCCGCTGCAAACGCAGGCGAAAAATGCGCAGGCATGGATAACGCAGCAGGCCAATCTTGCGGCGGCAATGGGCGAGACCTTTACGGCAGACATGAAGGCCTACGTGCTGGCCATCAATGCCATCGCCAGCGGCACCGACACCACCAGCACCGCGCTGCCTGCCCAGCCCACGGATGTGATGACGGCCAGCACGGCCGCTGCCACGACCTGACCCGCCTACACAACCCGCGCCTGCCCGACCGCCCGATGAGGCGGTTTTTTATTGCCTGGAAATCTGATGTTCATTCTGTGGAGAGTGCTGGGGTTCGGTGATGACCCCCAGCTGCGCGACCGGCTGGTCCGCGTCGAGACCAAGGTCGAATCAACCGAGACCGACCTGCGCGCCCTGCGCGGCGAGGTGCGTGACCTGTCGACCGAGATGCGCGAGTGCATGGGCCAGATCATCGGCGGCATGAAGGCCATCAAGCAGATCGGGGCGGCCATCGTCGGCCTGATCACCGTGATCGGAACCGTCGCCGCCGCCCTGTTCGCCTATCCGCCCTTCTGTGACTGGTTCGGCCAGCTCCTCCACGGTGGGCATCCATGACCCGGGCGATCCCCCGAACAAGGAACCTGACGCCATGAGCGAACTCCCGCGCGGCATCCGCAACAACAATCCCGGCAATCTCGACTTTGCCCACCAGCCCGGCGCGCATCTGGAAACCGGCGTGCGCTGCCCGCGCTTTGCCGCCTTCCCCACCATGGCGGATGGCATCCGCGCGTTGCGTGAGCAGCTGCTGCACTATGGCCAGCGCGGCCTGACCACGGTGGCGGCCATCATCTCCGTCTATGCCCCCGCCAGCGAGAACGCCACCGGGGCCTATATCGACCTGCTGTGCAGCCGGATGGGCGTGCAGCCCGGCACTACGCTGGACCTGAACGACGCGCAGACCATGCGGCAGATGATCGATGGCATCACGCTGATGGAGAACGGGCCGGGGCATGTCACCCTGCCCCAGATCGACCAAGCGCTGCGCGCGCAGCCTGCCCTGCCCCAGCCTGCCGAGGCCTGACATGGACCCCTTCTCGCTGCTGCAGGATGTGCTCTCGATGCTCCCGGCCCAGTATGCCGGGGATGTCGTGGTGGTCCTGTCCTTCCTGATCTCGACCTGCGCCCTGATCGCGCGGTTCTGGCGGCCGCCTGACCCCACCTCGAAATGGGTGCTGGTCTGGACCGTGGTCACCGCCATCGCCCAGGCGCGCGGGTGGAACCTGCCCGCCTACCAGCCGGGCAAGAAGGCCGCGATGGTCCCGGCAACAGTTCCGCGCAGCGCGGTCGAGCAACGCCTCGATGTGCCGCCCGGCTCCACGCGCCCCGGCAAGCCACCGGCGCGGGCTTCCCCGCCTGCCTGACTGGCCGGTCCCGGCTCACTCATCCTCATCCCCCAACCGCCCCCGAGGCGGTTTTTTTGTATGGAGACGCCAATCATGGCTGACGATAACACCACCGCCATCCCTGCCCTCGAGGCCCTGATCGAGACCGCGCTGGGCAAGCGCGACACGGCCACGGCGCAGGCCGACATCCAGCTGGCAGGCACCCTGCTGCAGACGCTGGTGCCGGTGATCGTGGCCCGCGCCGCGCCCAACCTCGACCTCGCGGGCATCGATGCTGCCGTGACGAAGATCCTCACCGGCATCACCGACCTGAAAACGGCGATCGAGACCAGGCCCGCAACAGCCAGTGCAACCCCGGCCGCAACGCCTGCCCCGGAAAAGGTAGAGGCCCCGCGCCCGGTCGTGCCGGGCCAGCCCGCGCGCTGATCTGTCAACCGGATAGGGCCGGTCTGTAAACCGGCCACCGGGCAACCTGATCGCTCCACACCTGCAAACTGGTCCACCTGAACCATGAGAAAAATGCCGGTTCCCTGCGGCATCATGGCGCGGGTGGACTATTTTCATATCCAGACTGGAAAGCTAGTCCATGACCCAGCGTGTCAACCTCGTGGCCGTCGATGGCGGCCGCCGCCGTTTCCTCGGCAGGGCGCTCATGTCTGCAGCCGCGCTTGCCGCCGCCGCTGCCCTGCCTGCCTGCACGGTCACGAAAAACGGTGAGGTCACCACCCTCACGCTCAACGTGGCGGCCATCAAGGATTACGGGCAGGCAGGCCTCAATGCCGTCTCGACCATCCTCAGCATTGCAGCCCTCGCCAGCGCCATCGGCGCACCCACCGTGGCCATCATCAACGCGGGTGATACCGCCCTGGGCGCGGCCCTGAACGCTTTCTCCTCGGCGGCCGGATCCACGCTGACCATCACCTATGATGATACGGACTGGAAAAGCCGGGTGGACAGCGTGCTCTCCGCCCTCGGCACGGTCGAGAAAGACCTGAGCGCAGCCATCACCGGGGTGGAGACCAAAATCGCCAGCACCGACCTCTCCAATGCCAACACTGCCCTGAACGCGCTGGCCACCATCGTGTCGGCGTTCAAGGCCCTGCTGGACAGCGTGGCCGTGCGGCGCCCTGTCGGGGCCATGGCCAGCGCCACACCTGCCCCCTCGCAGGCACAGGTGCAGCAGGCGCTCATGGTGCTGGGGGTGACGGCATGACGCCCGTCGGCATCTTCGTCCTCTGGGCCGCCAGCACCATCGGCGGCGTGCTGGCGGGCTTTATCCTGCTGGCCTATCTGGCGAGCAATTCACGATGACGCCCTTCATGGAGGGCGTCATCTCCGGTGCGGGCGGCACGGTCGTCCTCATCGGATTATTGGTCACGATCCCGCTTAAGCTGCATGCGCTTTATGTGGCAGCGCAGTTGCGGGATCGTGGGTTGGGGTAACGGTCTAACTGCGCCCCTATGGTAGATTGGGGGAGAAACCGCCAGTCCGCTTTCGAGCGGCAATCGCACTAGTGAACGTTCGTTCGTATATCAATGGAAGACATTCTGACGGCCGGTGGCGAGAATCCTCAAAGATCAAGGGAGGGCAAATTAATCTTGGTCAACGCGCATACCGGCTTCGATCAGAAAGTGCCGACTTTCCTAGATTTCAAACGACGTCGTCGTGATATGGCGAGACCCGAAATACAAAGTAGTTGAATTCGATAGGCGTCATGTCTTGACGCCGGAGCACCTGCTGCGCCGCAGAATTCCACACCACGTCGCTCCAAGACCAGTTCGCATCGTCTCCCTAGATGACGATAAAGGATCCGTGGCGAAGGCAAGCGGAGGTGCTTCCGTTCTCGAAGTCAAGGCCGAGCTTGAAGGAGTAGATCGGACGATTTTTATTGCGTTCCGCAACAGCAGACACGAGGCTGCCGGCTAGTCCGACAAAAGGCTTGAGTGCAGGCTGCGCGGTAGTGAGCAGTGACAGCCCGTCCCGGAATGGGCCGCTGCCAAGCGCCTTCAATACGCCGTCGTCGACACTGTCTCGGACATTCACCGTTGTGCCTTCGAAAGATATCCCGTTCGCGCCGACAGAGACACCAAGGAAGATTGGAGTACCAGTGATTCCTGCCCCCGAGCCGTCGCGCGCCTTCACGGTGAGCGCAAATCGCAGTTCCTCCGTTTCTCCCGGTATTTGATTTTTACCAGTGAACTCGCAGAGCACCGTGTGCTCGCCGAGACCAGGATACTTGTTTACCCAGAAGCGCTCCAAAGTGATCTTTACCCGGCTGCCCCTGAGTTCCGGTGCTGGCGCGAGCGTCATACCGTTCGCGATTTCGATCTCAGAGCCGGTGGCATCAGGCGCGAGATAACCGATTAGCATCCCGGTGTAGCCCCAGACCTGCGTGCCCCAAGGCCAACTCATAGACTGGCCCGTGCCGCCGTGCCTGGCAAACTGATCCGCAGTATCTTCGTCGCCGATCTCGATGAGGTAATCAACGATTTGCGTAAGATGCTGGTTGCCCAGCAGCTTGCTCTGAGGGATTGAGCGGTTCATCGGGTTCTCTGCCTAACGCGGATGGATATGTTTGTGGTAACGCGGGGTGGTTGGACACGTGCACGCACGTCCTCATACACCGTGGTTCGGACCGGTTGTGCGAGTTCGAGTGTCACCGCAAGCGCGTAAGGCACCTCAGTGGTCACGAATTCGGCGAACTGGGCGCGGCACTGGACTCCAACGTTGAACGCCCCAGAACCAGGGCTGGAGACTAAGTTCTTACCCTCGAGCACGAGGTGCTGGAGTGTTCCCCGACGGGCAGCGTCGGGATGAGGCTGCAGCGTCTGTTTTACGCCCTTCCAGAACTTTCGCTTCCCGTCTCCATCCACGATCTCGCAGATCACGCCGCGATAGCGCACGCTATTGGGGACTATTGGAGTGGACCATGCGAGCGTCAGCACGATCCGCCGCAGTTCGCGGTTTCCAATCATGTCGCGGGGAATAGGGATCCGGTATACATGCCGATCCTCCGAGGTAATAACGTCGTCGGCGAGCAGTGTAATCCTACTACCGTCGGCGTACAGCGTCTGCTTAAGGTCATGTCGCCCAAAGCCAAGGAAGCGCGAGATGTTCTCCCGCTTGCGTTGCCATGTTCCAGAGTAGATCTCGTTCAGAAGGGTACCAGTCTTGCCCCACCGGGTGCTGTGGGCGAGCAACGCTTTAAGAATCACCGCTCTTGCACGAAGATCGTTCCAGTCCTCGCCGTCCTCGCCGTAGATTGCCTCGACGACATCAACGAGCTTGATAGCGGAGCGAGTGAGTAAAGCCGCAGCGTTGCTAGTACCGGTCGTCCGAACTAGCCGCTTCACAGATCCACCCATCGGGTCGGGCGCGGCGGCAAGCTGGCCCAAATCACCATGCTCGTAGCCCCATATGGAGATAACGCCATCAATCGTTTGAGTGCGGACAAGCTGTCGACCACCGGCTTCGACCACCTCCGGCTTGATGGCTCGGTTTACCCCCAGCCCGAGACCGGAGCCGATATTTGTGACGCCGGCTGCCGCGAAAGGCTCGATGTGGCCAATCGGGCAGTCACCGGCGGCATCCTCGTGCACCGCCCCCACCGTGAGAGCATTAACCGACTCAGCCGGGCTAAGCAGCGAACGGGTGCCCTTCGCTTTCTCGATCGACCTAAGGATGACAACCTGGCGCTCGAGCTCGGCTGCATCTTCGAACTCTTCGCAGGATTCGTAGCTGTCAAGGTGGAACTGCGCATTGCAGTTTCCGGTGCTCACGACGAATAAAAGGTCGTATCGATGGGCTAGATAGTCCAGCAGCTTCGCCCAAGGGCTCGCACCTCGAACGAATGGCGCCTCTTGATCACAGATAGAATGGTTGATTACCACCACGCGACGGCCAAGCGGCTCGCCGCCAAGACCTTCGACAAGGGCTGTCACCGCCCGATACACCATCAGGATCGGCAATTTGTTTGGGGGAGTGCACTCCTCGTTTGCTCCTTGAGGCGCAGCGAGGATTGGCACTACCTTGAGGAGCCGGGGGATTGGATCCTGTTCGGAGGCAAGATCGCCGTGGATGATAAGTGACGCCATGGCGGTGCCGTGTTGACGCCGCCTAACCGGTGACATCGCGCCGGTTACGTCGACTTCCTCGATATCAACTCGGTTCGCGAGAAGAACGTGGTTCTGAACAGGATAGCCATCCAAGAGGGCTGCCACCGGCTCGCGCTCGTCGACCGCCGTCGGAATAGGACGAATATCGATGGGATTGTCGATGGGATTGCGCGGATCCGTCGTGTAAAGCGACTGTGGGCGGACCCGCATCACTTTGTCGGCATTCGCCAAGGGGCCGCGCAAAGAACCAAGCTGCCGCGCTCGGTTACCTGGTAGTTCGACCAGCGCCGCCTGGTAGCAGATTGGCTCAATTGTGGCGAAATCAAGCACTTCGCCACCGACCGAGTCCATCAGTGCCTCGACGTAAGCCTCTGCGCTTTCCCTTAGCTCGGATGATTCCCTAAACCAGAGATCAAGCTCCAATCGGACCGGTCGATCGGGATATCGCTCAAGCATCCGGTTGACGTAGGCTTGGGAAATGGGATCCACCCGGTCTCGCGCCGACCACGTTCGAAGGTCAGAAAGGTAACCGAAAAGCGCCCACCAGTTGCCGTCGTCGGTTGGTTTCGGACGGCCTGCGATATAACGATTCCAAAGAGCAAGAACACGCTGGAGCCCGCCGATTGTGGGCATGGTCACATAGAGCAGTGTTTCTCCTACTGCGGAGCCGTCGCCCTCTACATCTTCATCTTCCTCATCGACGTCCTCTCCCCTGAAGGGACTGCCGTCTTGCGCCTCGGTAAGCCACTCGAGGCCGACCTGCCTTGCGGCAGTAATGAACTTCGCCACTGGCCCAATGACCTCGAAGACCAATGCACGATCGGGGCTGACCTCGGAAGGACGGGTGGACAAGTCGGCGCCACTCAGAATGTCATCGACGCTTCGTTCTAACGCATTGAACTTGTTACCTAATCTGATCCTCTGCGTCTCCGAAGAGAAGGCTCGAGGAAACCGGGGTTTCCTTCCCTTTATTCGCTTCTGGCTTTCGGATTCTCGCCGCATTCTTACGATTGGTCGTTGTGCCAACTGCGTTTATCCCACTTACTCGCCGCCGCCGCTCCCATGAGGCTACAGCCTCCTTGAAGGCCAGCGCCGGGGTCTTCTTACCATAAGATAAAACGACTTTGCGACGAGCGTCGAGAGTTATGGCTTCTATTTCGGAGAAAGTTTCACCCGAGAATAGTTCAATGAACTCTTTTGCGGTCATGCCGATATCGCCGAAAGTCTTATTGGTTCTGGCCAGCCACTCCTTCAATTCGGTAGCGCCAGGTGCTGGAAGCGTTAGTCGGACCTCGAACCGTCGCCAGACTGCTCGATCAAGCAACTCCGGATGATTCGTGGCACAGACCACCACGCAGTGGGTCGGCAGTGCGTCCATGTGCATCAGAAGCGAACTTACCACGCGCTTGATTTCACCGGTCTCCTGCGCGTCAGAGCGCTCCTTGCCGACACTTTCGAACTCGTCGAAGAACAGGACACACGGCATGCGTGATGCGTACTGCACAATCTCCTGCAGCCGAGAGCCGGTCTCTCCCAGATAGCTGCCGACGAGTCCTTCATAGCGGACCGTGAGGAACGGCATGCCGAGTTCAGCTGCGAGGGCTTCAGCAAGACTGGTCTTGCCAGTACCCGGCGGTCCCACCAGTAGCACCGTGTGACGCGGTTCAAGTGAGTGCGATCGGAGAAGCGACGTCTGCGCGATCTCGGCGATAAGCTCCCGAACCTCACTACGGATTGCGCGACTGTGAACCAGTTCATTGATCCGACGACGCGGAAAGGTCTCACGGAGCAGAAGCTGCAAACTGTCGGGCAACATGGGCGATTCTCTGTCGGTGGAGCACGGGGCAGAAACAGCGCGACCTACGGTCGGGGACGTACGTCTTACGAGACGAGAGGCGAGGCCATGCTTCTGCTGGAAGTGCGCTTCCTCAATGAGCGCGGTCATCGTGTCCTTAATGCGCCCATGATCATTGTCGCGTTGGCCGACGCTACGTAACCGGCGGACGTTTCGCTGATCGTTCATATTATGATCCCCTGCTCGCAGGGCGTCTCGTGCGAGAGCTCGAGCCCTGCAGCTCGCACGCACCACCAGTTGAATCTTGCATCAGGAGCATCGATTAAGCAAGCGAGACAATGCCTCGTTCGCGGGCGAAGGATATGCATTCTGCTATTACGCTACGGGTGGCGCCTCAACGCGATTGCAATGCGATCACTAGCCTGAAGTGGCTGCGTTAAGTTAGAATTGGGCACGTCCGCCATGCGTAACGGTGCTCAGGGTCCTTATGGTCGGAAAGAGGACGTTAGCTGATATTTCGCATTTAAATGAATCTTATTTTTGCCAACCATGCAGCTTCATAAGAGCTGCAGCATGCTGGCGCAATGTTTTATTCCCTTTCTTAAGAATGCCACGCAGTTCCGCTTTTTTCCGCATGTAGACCCTTGCGAATCCCGGATCATATCGGGTGATGGACGCCGTATTATCGATCAGGTCTGCCAGCTTGATGGTCTGACCTTCGGCCGAGGCCTCGGTCAGATGATCCCGATCCATCGCCTTGCGCACCTTGCGGTAGCCGTCTTTCGGTCGGCTGACATCTGTCACCATCTCGACCAGGGCTGCCACGTCCTCACCAAATGCAGCCCTGATCTCATCCAGCGTGACTGGTGTATCTTCCACCACGTCATGCAGGAGCGCTGCTGCGATCACCTCATCGCGAGCACCGACCTCCTTCACGGTCTGCGCAACACGGCGCGGATGCACGATGTACGGATCACCCGTGTATTTGCGGCGCTGGTCGATGCTGGCGTGTGCCGCTGCGGCAAATGCATCGGTCCGTGAGATCAAATCCGTCATCCGTCGATAATCCCATAAAATCCAGATAGGTAGAATATGACACAGCGAATGCTCGGCTGTCGTCCTGCGCAGACGCGTGCGGGCCAGCCCTCCATGTCGGCCATGCGTGGCTTCATGGCCCGGCAGGCCCCTGCCCGGCTTGACCGCGGCCATATCGATCCTGCCCCGCTGCTGCTGGGTAATGACATGCTGGGCGACTGCACCTCGGCCGGGATCGGCAACCATATCCGCGCCACGTCCGCGCTGGGCGGCTTCCAGACCGACATCACCACAGCGCAGGCGGTGGCGTTCTATTCCCGCTCCACCGGCTATGTGCCGGGCACCCCGGCCACGGATCGCGGCGGCGTGGAGGTCGATGTGCTGACCACGGCGCTGCGCGATGGGTATGCCGTGACCAACCAGACCCTGTTCCCGCTGTGGGGCAGCGCGGATCCGGGTGACCTGAATGGCATGCGCAATGTCATGGCAGGCCTGTCGGCGGCCTATCTCGGCGTGCAGCTGGCTGACGCCGATCTGTGGGAGGACGAGAACGGCGCACTGGCTCCGGTGTGGGATACCGACACCCCGGCCGGGCATGGCGATCCGAACCCTAATCCCGCGAACGGCCATTGCCTGCTGGGCTGGGATTACACCGGCACCGATGACACGGACATCGTGACCCTGCTCACCTGGGGCACCACGCAGCGCGCGACTTGGCGCTGGATGCGCTCGCGCATCATGGAAGCCCATGCGCTCGCCTGGCGCCAGCTGCTGCCCGCCACGGCTCTGGCACCGAGCCAGCCGGACTGGGAGGCGCTGGTCGCGGCCAATGATGCGTATCTGAGGGGGGTGGCGTGAGGGCGGTCTTGGCACTGGCCTGCGCCCTCGGCCTATCTGCCTGCGCCCATCAGGCATCCGTGCAGACCACGATCCCGCAGGCCATGGCATCCATCCAGTCCAGCCTGGCGCAGGCCGGGGTAGTGTCGGTCTCGCATGCCGGCGAGTGGACGGCGGAGCAGGATGCCCGATTCACGCACGCCGTGCGCACAGCCCAGTGCAGCCAGCACACGCCCGACCCGGTTGTGGGCACGATTGCAGGCGACGTGACGCTACAGCTCTCCGGCCAGTTCACGCAGGGCGGCCAGTTCAGCGTAGGAGCGGCCACCACTGTGCCTACGTTCGGGGTGCAGGCGGATGCCAGCCGGACGCGCGGGCAGGCCATCAGCCTGCCGGTGGCCTATGCGCCGTTGTCGTCCATGCCTGATGTGGAGATGGGGCGACAACTTGGCTACGAGGCGTCCGTGTTCGCCCAGAATGATGATGTCCGACACGCCGAGGCCGCACGCCTGATCGCTGACCGAGAAGCCCTGCGGCGCAAGGTGCAGCTAATGATTGATACCTGGAACACCGGCAAGTGCGGTGGACAGGCGCCGCTCGTTCCGTTCGTCGGCCAGAGGCCATAA